TTTCAGCGTTCCCAACATTCCAATGCTGGCGGAAGGCGGAATTGTTACAGGCCCAACGCTTGCCATGATTGGTGAAGCAGGCCCAGAGGCTGTGGTGCCACTAAACAAAATGGGCGCAATGGGCGGGGTGACCGTCAACGTCAACGGCGGACTAGCAACTAGCGCCGAAATCGGGCAGGCCGTGGTCAACGCAATACGCGCCTACAATCGCAGCGCTGGCCCAGCAAACATTCAGGTGGCGTGATGCCAGGCGTTGCAGTAATTGACAGCGGAAACTATGACCTGCAAGTAGCCACAGGATTTTCCATCAATGCGTTCACATTGGACGATCCTGTGCGCGGAGTGCTGGACAATACCCAATACGTTTTGGACGGTGAAGGCGAATTTGCCAGCGTTATGGACGGGTGCATTGGCATCAGCGTGAAACGCGGAAGGCGTGACGTTGGTGACCAATTCAGCGCGGGCACAATGTCATTTACTTTGAACGACACATTGGCGGGCGGGGTGTTCAATCCGTTTGATGAAAATAGCCCATATTGGGACACCGCCGAAGCAAAACCTGGACTAGCGCCAATGCGTCAAGTAAGGCTCATTCGATACGACACCAGCGATGTGGCCCATGACTTGTTCAACGGTTATGTGGTGAATTATGACTACAATTTTGCGCTGGGTGGCATTGACACCGTCACGGTGTATTGCGCTGACCAATTCTATTTACTAGCACAAACCTATTTGGACGAATTCAACGTGAGCGCGCAAACATCAGGGGAACGCATCACAAGTGTTTTGGATTTGCCAGAGGTAGATTTCCCGTTGGCTGACCGTGACATTGCGACAGGCACCGTGAACCTGGGACATGCTCCTGCCTATACCGTTCCCGCTGGAACAAACGTTTTGCAATACATCAGCCAAATCAATAGCACCGCAGAATTTGGCCGCCTGTTTATGAGCGCGGACGGCAAATTGACATTTCAAAATCGCATTGGTAACACCCTTTCGGCCAGCGTGGCAGATTTCCATGACGATGGAACAAACATTCCCTACAACGGCGTAGGCATATCATTCGAAGCGGACGCGGTAGTAAACCGCGCCGTGGTCACAGGACTAAACGGCAACACCGCCACCGCAGAGGATCTAGCCTCAATTGCCACCTATTTCATTCAAACCAACAGCATCACCAACAGCCTGCTACATGAACAACCCAGCATTGACACCGCCGCGTCATACCTACTGAACGGCGAACCAGAAGCCCGCTACACCAGCGTAGAAACCGATTTCCTGATGTTGACCAACGCCCAGCGCGACACCGTGGCCAGCATCGAAATTGGCAACACCATCACGGTTGAAAAAACGTTCCAAAGCGGATCTGGCACTACCGAACTAGCCCAGGAACTAAGCGTGGAAGGCATTGAACACACCATCACCGTGGGCGCTGGACATAGTATTTTGCTGTCAACTGCACCCACCACAATTGTGTTTGAATTGATTTTGGACAATGCGCTATATGGCACACTAGACAGCCTCAATGTCTTAGGATAGGAACTACTTATGGCAACAAGAGAAACCTTTACAAGTGGCCAGATTTTGACCGCAGAGGAAATGACCAACGTGGCAACAGCCATGATTGCGTTGAACGCGCAAACAGGCACCACATACACCACAGTTTTGGCTGATGATGGGAAACTGGTTACATGCGACAACGCGTCAGCGATTGCGCTAACCATTCCACCAAATAGCAGCGTGGCCTATGGCATAGGCACACAAATCAACATCATGCAACTAGGCGCAGGTCAAGTGACCATCACCGCTGGCGCTGGCGTAACCCTTCGAAGCGCAGGAAGCAAACTGAAAACATCAGCCCAATACGCAGTTGCAACATGTTGCAAAATTGCGACAGACACCTGGGTTGTCATTGGTAATTTGAGCGCGTAAGTCATGCAAATTTTGGCAGGTGCAGGCGCGGCAGCAGTAGTTGAAAGCGTTGAATATTTGGTCATTGGTGGTGGCGCAGCGTGGGGTACTTCGCAAGCAAGTTATTTTCCAGGTGGTGGCGGTGCTGGACAAGTAAACAGCGGAACCGTATCTGTGGCAACGGGTGTTAGTTACACAATTACAGTTGGCGCAGGTGGCGCAGTAATGAGCGCAAGCGGTGGCACAACAACATTTAGAACGGTAACAAGCGTTGGCGGATCTGCTGGCGTGAATTCAAACGGTGGAACATCTGGAAATGGTTTTGCTGGCGGTACGCGCGCTGGCGCTGCTTATGGTTCAGGTGCTGGTGGTGGTTCAACTGGTGTTGGCGGTAATGCCACAAACAACACAGGTGCAGTTGGCGGTGCTGGTACAACGTCAAGCATTACTGGCACATCTGTTGTTTATGCGCGCGGCGGTGACACATTGGACAATTGGACAACGGGCGCACACAATTACGGTGCTGGCGGTGGTGTAAACGCAGGCGGTGGAAACACTAACGGCATCGGCGGTGTGGTTATTTTTCGTTATTCCGATCAGTTGCCAGCCGCAGCAAGCACCACAGGATCCCCAACTATCACGGTTACAGGCGGATATCGAATTTATCAATTCGCCGCTAGTGGATCGGTAACGTTCTGATGAAAACCGTGGCTGTTATAGAAAATGATGTTGTTGTAAACATCATTGTTGAAACTGATGAATGGGTAAACCCAGATCCAAATGTTTTCATTGAATACGGTGACGCAAACCCTGTTGCAATTGGTTGGCCAGTAGTTGACGGAGTAATTATTGACCCAAACCCACCACAACCGCCTAATCCGCCTATAATTCCGTGAAATGGCGTTTTTTTGTTGGTTACGCGTTACTGGTCGCAGTAGTGATTTGGGGTTGTAGTGGTTGCACCGTTTCAAAAACTAATATCGAATATCAATGTTTTACAAAGGCCGCATGTGACTAAAACACCAGAACAACACCACGCCTCACTAATCGTTTTTGTTGGCCGTTTGATGGCCTTGTGTTTCACGTTCACGGTCATGGCGTTCATCTATGGAATTTTGTTTGTGGATCAGCCAACAGAACAGGCACCAACAGACGCGCAATTGATTGACCTACTTAGCACCCTGCTGGTGTTTTTGACTGGCACATTGTCTGGCCTTGTGGCATCGAATGGCCTGAAATCAAAGCCTGGATCTAGTGCAACCACCGATTAGAAAACTTGTATTGCCAGCAGATTTGGTGCATTGCAAACCAGGTGAATTGCCAATCAACCTTTTGCGCGATGTAAAGCCGTTTGGAAAATTGCATCATTTAGCGGCCGCTAGTTGGACAGCGATGCGTCAAGCCGCGTTTGCATCAGGCATCAAACAATTCAAACCAACCAGCGCGGGCGATACCTACCGATCATTAGCCCAGCAACGTGCAGGTTTTTTGCAGCGTTATCAATTAGAACCAATTACTGGCGCGTCAACCAGAACGTGGGAAGGCCGAAAATACTATTTGAAGCCAGGGAACGCCCCATTGGCTGCACCTGGTTCATCACGGCACAATTTGGGTTTGGCAGTCGATATTGCTGGAACCTCTGATCCGATCTTGTGGAAATGGCTGTGCGAAAACGCGCCAAAATACGGTTGGTCATTAGAAGTGATGCCCGCTGAACCGTGGCATTGGTTCTATTTTGTGGGCGATAAGACCCCGCCAGCGCTAATGCTTGACCCAGCGACACCCGCCCCGTAGGGTGTTCTTATCCCTGACAGAAGGATAAGCAGTTATGGCTGACGCAAAAACATATTTCTATGAGGTTTACACCACCAGTTTGGAAACCAACCAAATGGTGCTTGTGCAAATTTTCCGTGACCCAGACACCCAACAGGTGCTGCATGCCCAACTGTCATTCAAAAACGCCGTTGGGGACACCTGGGGCGTTCCATACCAATTGGAGAAAAAATGACGTTTACAGCAACCAAAATTGTGGCAGGTGTTATTTCAGCCCTAGTGGGTTTCACGCTTGCCATACAGCCTCTAACGGGCCAATCAGAGCCACCTAGCACCACTATCGCGCTAGCACCGTTTCTGATTGAACCAACCACCACCACGTCCAGCACCCTTTACATTGACCCATATTCGACAGCCTGCCAACAATTCAGCGCGCTGGCCGTCAATCTGGGTTGGCCTGTTGAGCAGCGCGACAAACTTGAAATGGTCATGCACCGTGAAAGCCGATGCACACCAAACGCACACAACAAAAAAGACACCGTGGGCCAATCATATGGCCTCATGCAGATCAACTCATTTTGGTGCAAAGGCCCAGACAGTTACCTACAAAAAGCAGGTTTGGTCACATCATGCGAAAACCTGTTACAGGCTGAAACTAATCTCAAAGCAGGTTTGATTATTTGGACACGGTCAGGTTGGTCACCCTGGCGCACAGCCAAATGATCGAACCACCATTCACCGAAAATTCCATGACAGAGGAAACACGAAAAATGATTACAGACAGAATTGATTTGCAAGTAACGCCACAAACACACGCAATGATGAAACTCATTGACGATATTTGCAGACCTGCACACATACAAAAACCAGTCCGTGACGATTACCTGATCCGCACGTTGAAAGTGATGAAAACGGATTTTGATTTGTCAGGCAATGAAATCTATGCAGAAACATGTTTGCGTTGCATAGAGGAACTAGGCGGCGAACTGTAAACCGATGGCGCGTTATTACACATCAGGTGAGCGTTCCAAATACAATTCCAGCATTTCAAACCAAATTCGAAGCGATGCGAAACGCAGAGAACAAACAGAAAACAGACAGAAGGAAACACCAATGGCATTTGACCTAAGCAATTACGAAACCGTAGAAACACGGTTGAACCGATTTTGGGAAACATACCCAGACGGGCGCGTTGAAACCACGCTGATGAATTATGACGGTGACACCTGCATTGTTCGCACCGTGATCTGGAAACACCGTGACGATGCAAACCCAACCGCGACAGGGTACGCGCATGAAATCCACACAGACCGCGGCGTAAACGCCACATCATTCATTGAAAACTGTGAAACGTCCAGCATCGGGCGCGCATTAGCCAACATGGGATTTGCCACACAAGGCAAACGGCCTTCCCGTGAGGAAATGCAAAAAGTCGAACGCCAGGGCGGTCAAGTAGCACCTAGCGCGCAAGTGCACACACCCTCTGGCGCATTTGCTACACCTAAGCAACAGGGCTACATCAAAAAACTGGCAAAGGACGCAAACATGGACGATTTGCGCCTGTTGGAATTCATACAGCGCATCGTGAACCGTGATGATGCGGTGTTGGAATTGTTGAAATCACATGAGGCCAGCGCGGTCATTGAGGCATTGAAATGAACCCGTTTGATGAAAAACAAACTGGGGCAACGCCAATTGAAATAGTTGAATATTTGCGCGGTGTAATTGACACATTGCGCGCTGAAAAAGCATTGCTAGAAAAGCGATATGCAGATTTAGAGGCAAGCCGCGAAACGTGGCGAAAACTGGCGCAAGCATGGGAATGGCTGGCAGAAAACAAACGGATTGTGCCAAACAATGACTGAAGCAGAATTCAAAAACATCATCATTGGTGTTGCCAAACGTTTTGGCTGGCTTATTCACCATGACCTGCCAGCGATGAGCAGCGGCGGACGCTGGGCCACACACGTTCAAGGTGATGCAGGTTTCCCTGATTTGCTGTTAGTGCACCCCACAGGCAAAAAGATCCTGGCATTGGAACTAAAGAGCGAAAGAGGAAAAACTAGCCCATTGCAGAAACGCTGGTTGCTGGCATTTGAGCAGGCTGGTGTGTATGCCACGGTAATGAAACCATCAGACATGGAATATGTGCTTTACCTGTTGAGCAACCCGCATCAATGACCATGACATTCGACTATCCAGCCGCATTTAGTGAGGGCGCATATTGGGCCAGCATGATCGCAGATCGCTTGAAATTGCGCGGGGTGCAATGCTGGACACCAGAGCCACCTAAAGACCGCACACAGGAATGGATCACACGCCACGAAAAGGATATTTGCCTGCCGTGGACAGATAAGCCGTTAGAGGTCAAAGCGCGCACCCACATCTGTGATGAGCAAGGCAATTTGATTTATGACCCACTATTCATTGACACCAAATATGGTTATGACATGAAAGCGGTGAAACCGTTGGCCTATGTGATGGTTTGCAAGAAAACCGCCAACATCTGGTGCCTGTCCCCACGCGCGACATTCGACAAATGGGACGTTGAAGGAACATTTGACAGCAAACGCAAAATTGACATCACGGTGTACACCGCGGCCGCTGATTTGTTCGTACCGTACACCGATCTAGTAGATTTCCTGATTTCTAAGCAACAATAGGCAAGCATCATGGCTGTTCCCCGTTTGCATGGGGTGGGGCGTAAACAGGGGAACCTGGGTAG